ATTGGAAAGTTATGTGGGGAGCAGCTTCGGTGGTTCTCCTTTATACTTTGTGGTATGGCTGGTACACTAACGGTGGTGACATTAGTTATGGACGACTTAATAAAATTCCGTTCCAAGACATTCAATGGTATCATGCCGCGGCACCAGGACTTCTTTTAATACTTACAAGAATAGGTGTTCCTGTCAGTACTTCTTTCTTGGTATTGTCGGCTTTTGCTTCTACTTTTGTACTAGAAAAAATGTTAATGAAATCTATGATGGGATACGCAGTGGCAGCTGTCGCTGCTTATGTTATCTGGATTGGAGTAACTAAGATTCTAGATGAAGCTAAACCTGTTAAGGAAGAACATAAAAGATATTGGAGAATAGGCCAGTGGGTAACTACAGGATTTCTATGGTTCACATGGCTATCACATGACATGGCAAATATTGCCGTGTTCCTTCCTAGAGAAATACCAGTTGATTTAATGATTGCAATTAGTATGGTATTTGTAGCCGGACTATGGTACATGTTTAGAGAAGGTGGCGGTAGAATTCAACAGATTGTTTTGGAAAAACATAATACAAGATATGTAAGATCCGCGACAATTATCGATGGAGTTTACTGGCTAATTTTATTCTTCTTTAAAGAACTGAACGATATTCCTATGTCAACAACATGGGTATTCGTTGGTCTTCTTTGTGGTCGTGAATTGGCTATGGCTACCATGACTGGAAAAGAAAAATTTAAAGTGGTCTTTCCATTGATTGGAAAAGACTTCTTAAAGATGATGGTTGGTTTAGCAGCTTCTGTTGGAGTTGTATTATCAATTCATTATGTTATAGTTCCAAATGGACTATAAAATAAATTAAAAAAATAAATTATTATAAGCTCTAATTGTATAAATAAACTCAGAATTTAATGATTGGAGCTTATAATGACACAACTAATATCCCCACAAAAATTTACAGATACCGTTGGCCTTTTAAGGTCATTTTTTTTGGACAAAGGTTTTTTGGAAGTCCATACTCAAAATAGATTAAGTATACTAGCAGCATGTGAAGATCCTTTCAATGTTGCAACATATAATTATGCAGGTCAAATATGGCCACTACCACAAACAGGTCAAATGTGGTTAGAACATGAATTATTAAGTAAACCGAATAGTGAAGGTTTCTTTTGTGTGTCTACATCTTATAGACAAGAACCAAATGCAATACCTGGAAGACACGATATTATCTTTCCTATGTTTGAATTTGAAATGCCTGGAGATATAAATGATCTTAAAAAGATGGAATATGAACTGGTAGACTACTTAGGATTTAAAAAACCAGAAGAAAAGCGATATTCGGAATGGCAAGACCATTATGATGTTTATGGAGAACTTGAAGCTGAGCACGAAAATAAAATGTACGATGAATTTGGTACAGCAATGATCACAGACTTTCCTGAATTTACATCACCCTTTTGGAATATGAGTAGATATGAAGATAAGATACATTCAAAGAAAATTGATGTTATATTAGGAGGGATGGAAACAATAGGATCTGCTGAACGTTCAACTGATGTAGATATGATGAGAGATACTTTTCATACAATTACGAATGGAGAATATTCAACGTTATTATTTGATTTATTTGGTAAAGATAGAGTGCAAGCTGAATTAGAAAAATTCTTAGAATTTGATTTTTTTCCTCGTGTAGGTGGAGGTATTGGTATGACTAGAATGATTGCAGCCTTGGATAAGAATGCAAAGAATTAAAGAAATCGTAGCTTGGTGTAAGATTAACAGAAGAGACAGTATATCAGTATGGCATCTCTTTCCTCCAGGACCAAATTGGTTCTGGGGAGCTGTTTACAATTCAAGAGTATTTAAATTAGAAAAAGAAGATGGAAAATATCCATATAAAAAGAATACACCTGGCGGTGTTTAATCTGGGGTGGCGGAAAAGGTAGACGCGATAGATTGTTTCTCTATTGTCTTGAGCAAGGCGTGGTGGTTCGAGTCCACCTCCCAGAGCCAAACTAATATTTATAAAAAAAATATATGATAACTATTTACATTACTATTAAACTGTGATAGAATAATAATATGCAGTTTTATACAAATGTTAGTAGGTATGGCAACTCTATCCTTTATAGAGGTTATGNCCATGNTGGTANAAAAGTGATTAAAAGAATAGCTTATAAACCAAAGCTTTTTATAAAATCAAAAAAGAAAACTCAATGGAAGTCTTTACAAAATCAGTATGTTGCTCCAATAGATTTCAACTCTATGAGAGACGCAAAAGAATTTGTTGATAAGTATAAGTATGTAGATAATTTTAAAATATATGGTCATTATAATTTTATACATCAATTTATTACAGAAGCATTTCCTAGAGAAATAGAGTTTAAAAGAAATTTAATAAATGTAGTATCTTTTGATATTGAGGTAGCTTCCGATGAAGGCTTTCCATATCCAGCTGATGCTAATCAACCTGTCATATCAATAGCTCTTAAATCCAGTTTAAAAAATGTTTATTATGTATGGGGANTNAATGATTATGATAAATCAAAATCTAAATATAACATATCATATATTAAATGTGACAGTGAAGCAGAACTATTAAAAAGTTTTATAGAATATTGGAGTGAGTTTGATAGAACACCTGATATAATAACAGGTTGGAATGTTAGGTTTTTTGATATTCCCTACTTAATCAATAGAACATATAAAATACTTGGTGCTGAATATGTAAAACGATTTTCTCCTTGGGGTCAAGTAGATCATCGTATGGTTAGAAAACAAAATAAAGAAAATGATACATACATNATTAAAGGTATTGAAACTTTAGATTATTATGATTTATTTTTAAAATTTGGATATACTTATGGCCCACAAGAATCTTACAGGTTAGATCATATAGCTAATGTAGTTCTTGGTGAAAAGAAATTATCATATGAAGATTATGGTTCATTGCGTAATTTNTATAAAGAGAATCACCAACTCTTTATTGATTACAATATCAAAGATGTTGAGNTAATAGAAAGACTAGAAGAAAAGATGGGTCTTATTACACTAGCTCTTACTATTGCGTATAAAGGTGGTGTAAACTATAATGATACATTTGGTGTTACATCAATATGGGATTCAATAATTTACAGAAGTTTAAATTCACAAAAGACAGTTGCTGAAATAGAAACAAATCCTGACAGAGTAAAAACCACTTTTGCTGGAGCATACGTTAAAGATCCCCAAGTTGGTATACATGATTGGGTAGTTTCTTTTGATTTAAATTCTTTGTATCCTAATTTAATTGTTGAATATAATATGTCACCAGAAACATTAGTACATACTGGAGAAGACTTTAAATCTAATGTCGATTATTATTTAAATGAAAAAGGTGATACATTAAAAGCAGTGGATCATAATGTTGCAGTTGCTGCAAATGGTTCTACATACTCTAAAAAAGTTGAAGGTATGATTCCAAAAATCATTATAGAATATTATGAAGAACGTAAGTCAGTTAAGAATATGATGATAGCNGCAAAAAAACAATATGAAAAAGAAAAAACATCTCAGTTAGATACTGAAATAAATCAACTTGAGAATAAACAAATGGCCATTAAGATTTTGCTTAACTCTTTGTATGGTGCAATGGGTAATAGATGGTTTAGATATTATGATCTTAAAATAGCTGAAGGTATTACATACTCTGGTCAGTTAGCAATTAGATGGGCCGAAAAAGCTATGAACAAATCTTTAAACGAATTGTTAGAAACTGATAAAGATTATGTTATAGCTATTGATACTGATTCTCTTTATGTTAACTTTGGACCATTAGTTAAAAAGTTTAATCCTAAAGATCCAGTTAAATTCTTAGATCAAATTTGCAAAGATCATTTTGAGCCAAAGTTAGAAAAGTCATATAAAGAATTAAACTATAAAATGAATTGCTACAAATCAAGAATGGTTATGGCAAGAGAAGCNATCGCTGACCGTGGAATATGGACTGCAAAGAAGAGATATATATTAAACGTACATAATAATGAAGGTGTACAGTATGCTGAACCCAAACTAAAGATCATGGGTATTGAAGCAATTAAATCTTCTACTCCACAAATAGTTAGAGATAAGCTAAAAGAAGTATTTAAAATTTTAGTAAATGGCAATGAAGAAGAAACTCAAAGATTCATAGAAGATTTTAAAATAGAATTTAAAAAGCAACCACCAGAAAATATTTCTTTTCCTAGGTCTGCTAACAATGTCAATCAGTTTAAAGATAAGCATACTGTATATAAAAAAGGTACACCTATTCATATTCGTGGATCTATTCTATATAATAAATTATTAAATGATAGAGATTTAACAAATAAGTATGAATTGATATCAGGTGGTGATAAAATAAAATTTGTATATTTAAAAGTTCCAAACTCAATAATGGAAAACATAATATCATTTCCTGAAGTATTACCTAAAGAATTTAAATTACATAACTATATTGATTATGATCTTCAGTTTGCAAAAACATTCACTGAGCCTATGAAGATTATAATGGATGCTATAGGCTGGAAAGTAGAGAAGGTAGCATCATTAGAAGACTTTTTTGTATAAGGAGAATAACATGTCTGATAATTGGGTAAAAGATATTAATGATATGCACCATAAGTTTGGTGTTAAGAAATGGGTACAAGCTCAACAACAATCTGATGCTGATAAATCTATATTAAATGAATTTTTAAAATTTAGAATGAAAATGATTCAAGAAGAAGTTGATGAAACTAATAAAGCAATAGAAGATAAAAATCCAGAAGAAATAGTTGATGGATTAATTGACATGTGCGTATTTGCTATTGGTACATTAGACGCATTTGGTATTGATGGAAACAAAGCTTGGAATCAAGTTTATGAAGCAAACATGTCAAAAGAAGTTGGTATAAAAGAATCTAGGCCTAATCCATTTGGATTGCCAGATTTAATTAAACCGAAGGATTGGAAAGGACCAGAACATAACGACAATCATGGAATACTCTCTAACACTCTTTAAAAATATATACGATAACAAAACTACTAAGCGAATGAACTTTCCTACATGGGAATTGTTTGAAGGCTTGTTGTATGGTTTATCACAAAAGCCTGGAAGGAAAGGAATAGATTATGATAGAAACGGTACTAGTTCTCCTCTTATTAGTCCTGCTACTTACACACCCGATAGTACACGCGCTAATAAAAATGTCATTAATTGGAGTGGTTGGGCTGCTATTGATGTTGATGATCATAACTTTGACAACAGAGAGCTCAAGCAACAACTTGCTCAACGATTTGGACAATACTACTATATCTGCTACAGTACAGCTAGTTCAAGAAAAGATAACCCAAAGTTTAGGCTTGTTTTTAAATTATCTGAACCAGTTGTAAATAGACAAATAAAACATTTTTGGTATGCATTAAATACTGAGTTTGATAACCTTGGTGATAGACAAACAAAAGATATGTCTCGTATGTATTATGTTCCAGCTCAATATCCTAATGCATATAATTTTATATTTACCAATAAAGGTTCTGCTATAACTCCAGAAATACTTATGAATAAGCATCAATTTATTGAAAAAGAAGATAATGATTCTTTCTTTGATCGCTTACCTAAAGCAATGCAAGACCAAGTTCTTCAGTATATGGAAGATAAGATATGGGACGAAAAAGTTAATGCTGAATGGACTAGTTATCGAGATTGTCCTTTCTTTCCAAANAAACTNGCATCAGAATATATGGCTATAGGTGAGACTGGTTGGTATCATAAGATGTATCAGATTATGGTAGCAACTGCAAGCAATGCTATAAGAAAAAAATATCCTATTGAGCCGGATGAAATAGCTGAACTATGNAGNCAATTTGATAATGANAATGGTCAGTGGTATAAAAANAGACCACTAGAAGTAGAAGCAGATAGAGCNATAGAATATGTTTATAGAACTTCAATTTAATGGTTTACATTAATAATAAAATAGTATATAATAAAATTAGGAGGTACTTATGAAAGAATCGCTAAGAGTGCTACAAGAATGCGCTGAGTTACAAACTAAAAAATCTCAAGATTATCAAAATGATGGTTCTAGTGTAGTACAAGCCATGCATTATCGTAGAGGTATAGATACTATCCATGATGTAATACTTGGCAAATTACATAGAGCAACTTCATTATTAGAATCACATAATTCACCAAACTTTGAATCGCTAGAAGATACTTATAAAGATATCATTAACTATTGTAGTTTTGCAGTATCTTATTCTCGTGGTAAGATGGAAGGTCAAGATCCTACAAGAGATATATTTAANAAGAAAAAGAAACCAAATGTTACCAATAATTAATACATCTCATATACGCAAACATTTTATACAAGAATTAAAAAATGAAAATTTTGCTATTGATAAAACCGGTCAAAAAACTATTGAGCTGATAGGTGCATCTTTTATAGCTGATGAAGCATCAATATTTGGAAAGGTAAATCATGAGTATGTTAAATCTGAAATAGAATGGTACAAATCCATGTCTACTAATATAATTGACATATACGGTCAATATCAAGATCCACCACAAGCTTGGAAGATATCAGCTAATAAACATGGTGAAATAAATTCTAATTATGGATTACTATGTTATTCACCAAAGTATTATAACCAATTATCAAATGCTTTATCTGAACTTATGAGAAATAAAGATACTCGTAGAGCAACAATAATTTATAACAGACCTTCTATATGGGCTGAGTATAATGAAAATGGTAAAAATGATTTTATATGTACTAATGCTGTAACATATTATATTAGAAATGATAAAATATACTGTGTAGTTCAAATGAGATCTAATGATGTTATATTTGGTTATAAAAACGATTTTGCATGGCAACAGTTTATGCATCGCGAAGTTGTTAATTTATACAATGAATCTTTAGATAGTGATGAAGATGAACTAGGTACTGGTTTAATGTATTGGCAGGTTCAAAACTTACATGTTTATGAAAGACATTTTCATTTAGTAAAGGAAAAAGAGTAATGAATATTTTTATTTTAGACAAAGATCCATATCTTGCAGCTCAAATGCTGTGTGATAAACATATACCAAAAATGATNGTTGAGTCAGCACAAATGCTAAGNACAGCTCATAGATTATTAGATGGCACACCAGAAAAAAGAAGATCTAAATCAGGTAAGACTGTTCAAACTTACTATTCTTTTAATGATGGTAGAGAAAAACTTTATTATGCAGCTGTCCATAAAAACCATCCATGCACTACATGGACTACTCAATCTAAAGAAAATTACAAATGGCATTATAAACATTTTGAAGGTATGTCTAAAGAGTATACTTTCAGAAGAGATAAAGTACATGCTACATGGGAAAAGCTAGGAGAATTATTGGAAAGACCACCAACAAATATTCCAGACATTGGATTAACAGAGTTTGCTCAAGCTATGTCTCATTATCCGGATTGTATAGTTCCAGGTAATGCAGTGCAAGCATATCGTAATTATTATCATACAGCTAAACCTTTTGCTGAATGGAAGTGGAGAAGAACAGCTCCCGATTGGTGGGAAGGATATAAAGGAACTGCATGATCATAAATACTCTAATGAAAAATTGGAAATGGCAAGAAAGATATTTAGATTTAGCAGAAGAAATTTCTAAATGGTCTAAAGATCCTTCAACACAATGTGGAGCAGTGGCAGTCGGAGACAAAGGGCAAATACTATCTCAAGGATATAATGGATTTCCTAGAGGTATTCATGATAATATTGGTTTACTAGAAGATAAGAAATCTAAATATGATAGAATAGTTCATGCTGAAATGAACGTAATATACAATGCATGTTATAACGGAGTTAGTTTAGATGGAGCTTCTTTATACATATATGGATTGCCTTTATGTTCTAAATGTTGTCTTGGAGTAATACAAGTAGGAATAAGAAGAGTTGTCATGAGAGCACCAAAACTTCCAGAAAGATGGAATGAATCTTGGCAACTATCTCAAAAATTATTATCAGAAGCAAATATAAAATACGATTTGCAATAAATTTTATCTATTTACTTTAATAAAAAAATGTGGTATAATAAATTATGAATAAAGTGATTGTTATAGGACATAGTCCTAACCCTAATAAAACTGCTGAAACTTCTCCTACTTTAGGTAAACTTAGAAAATGGATGACTAATGCTGGAGTATTTGAATATGATTTTGTAAATTTAGTTGATGAATTTGTACCGAATCTAACTCTTAAAAAAGTTACATTGAATCCTAATAGTTTAAAAAAATATAAACGTAGAATTACATTAGGAAATTTAGCAGATACATACTTAACTAGAAGTAACATTAAACATTTTAAAGCACCTCATCCTTCTGGATTAAATAGACAATTTAATGACAAAACGTTTGAACCAAAGGTTATGAACAATATAAAGGAGTACCTAAATGAAAATCGGAATAGGTAAATTAGGAAAGTCAGTTGGCTTTAATAGTAACAACTGGGGAGCTGTAGGTGGAGACAATGAAGCTCCTATATTATTTGAAAACCTTATACATCAAAATAAAGATCATACCTTTGTTTTTATTGGTGTAACTGATTTCGATAGATTATCTTCATCAGAACAACAGAGAATAAACAAATACAATAATGTTATAAATCCATGGTCTGGATTCTCTGATTGGAAATCAAAAAATTATAAGAGTGGTGACAATAAGTCAGATGACAGACAAAAATACATGGAAGAAGTTATCATTCCAAACTATAAAGTTGATAAGTGTTTATTTATGATGGGTAATGCTTCTACACTAAATGTTAGAGGTAAAGTTAGAAAAATAAAAGATCCATCTGAATTATGTAATCCTTTAGATATGCATGCTAAATATGCTGGGCCAGTAATTCATTATCTAAATGAAACTAAATCTCCGTGGATAATGGTGTTAAATGATCCTAGATTATTTCCTGGAGTAGCTAAGGATATGTTTAATCCTCCAGTTAAAGTTTTATCTCAATATGATGAAACTATATTACATAAGATACATACTTCATATACTGATCATACAATTATAGAAAATAAAATACCAAGTGAATATGCTAGCATGGAAACTATATTTTTAATTGGTAAAGAGCGTGGCAGAATTACAGATGATGCTCCAAATTCTTTAGATAATTTCTTTGATGATGCACCAGCTGAAAGCACTGATAAAGATATTAAGTTTATGATTGTTTGTAATGAAGGTAGGCCATCAAGATATAAAGATTTAAAAAGATATATTTTAGATCATGTTGAAGATGTTGATATCTATGGTAAATGGAATGAAAACATTATAAGCAAAGACTCCAGATTTAAAGGGCCAAAGAAATTCAATGAATTACAATCTATGCTACCTAGAGTAAAATATACTTTTTGTATACCAATAAAGAAAGGTTGGTGTACTGCTAAGTATTGGGAAATGTCTCATTATGGTATTATACCTTTCTTACATCCAACTTATGATGAGCAACGTAATATAAAATGTCCAGACTTTTTAAGGATCAAAGATTCCAAAGATCTTTTTGATAAGATTACATATTTGGAAAATGATGATGTAGCATATGCTAAATTAAGAATTGAATTAGATAGTATTATATTAGATGGATATTACAATGGTAATTATTTAAATGGAAAGGTTATGAATGAACTTGCTGTGCTTTGATTTAGATGATACAATATGTTTTCCTAATCACGAATATTCTGATGCTGAAAACAAATATGGTAAAGCTAAACCTAACTTGCCTATGATAACAGCAATACAAAAACTACATGAAAAAGGAAATCGCATAATCATACATACTGCTAGAAGAATGTTAACTCATAAAGGTGATCTAAATAAAATAGAAAGCGAAGTTGGGAATATTACTAGAACTTGGTTAACATATTATAATGTTCCATATGATGAGTTAATATTTGGTAAACCTTATGCTGACATGTACATTGATGATAAAGGAATACGTTTAGAGGAATTNATAAAATGGGCAAATTCAATTTAGTTATACCGGCAGCTGGTTCTGCTACAAGATTAAAACCACTATCTTCTAATATATCTAAAGTTATGGTTAGAGTTAATGGTAAGCCATGTTTAGATTATATTGTAGAAGCAGTGAATGGTAGTGTAGAAGAAATAGTGGTAGTTGATGGAAAATTTGATGACATCAGAGAGTATTGTAAAATTAAACATCCAAAAATTAATTTTNTAAAACAACCGAAGTTAAATGGTCCTAGAGATGCAATTAATCTTGGTATAAAAAAATTAAAAAATCTTGATATGCCATTAGTAGTTTGGTTAGGTGATGCTATTATTTTAGAGAAAGATTTACCACTAGGTGAAGATTTCTTGTTAACTAAAGAAGTGCAAGATCAATCTTCTTGGTGCATGTGGGATGGCATGCAATACTACAATAAACCTAAATGGTATATTAATGATGCTGTAGCATTAGTTGGATTATATTCTTTTGCATACGGGCCAGGAGCAGCAAAAGCTTTTGATGAAACTGATGAATATGATATATCACATGCTTTAGAAAATTACGCTGAAGAATGGGGACCTTTTCAAAAAATTGTAACAAATAAATGGTATGATATAGGTGATCTCCCTACTTATTATAAAACATGCGCAGAGCTTTTAAATTTAAAAAGTAGAGCCTTTAATAATTTAAAATTTAATTCTGAGCTTGGGACTATTCGTAAAACTCCAGATTACCATAATAGTCATTCAATAACAACATTAAGAAATGAAAAAATGTGGTATGAAAAATTAACTCCAGAACAATCAATGTTTGTTCCAAGAATATTACCACATAACACTGATTTAATAATGTCATATGAATCTGGAATCTTATTATCTGATTTAATGCTTTATGAAAATTTACCTTCATCAGTATGGGACTATATTTTAGAAAAAATATTTACTATAAAATTAAAATATTTTAATGACTCAGTTAATAATTCAAAATTAGCTAATAAGTTTAGCAAACAATCTAGAGAAATGTGGATTAATAAAAACCAAGAAAGATTAAATAATAATGATAACTTTAGTAGAGTAGAAAAAGAAATCTTAATGAGTTATGCTATAGATATTCATAAAAAGACTAGGCCTATAGAAGTTCATCATGGAGATTTTCATTTTGGCAATATATTATATAATCAGTCAACAGATCAATTTAAATTAATTGATCCTAGAGGTCAATATGGATCTTATGTTGGAACACTCGGTGATAATTATTATGATTGGGCTAAGTTAGCTCATGATTTGCATTTTGGTTATTCATCATTAGTTAATGATGTTCCACATAATACAGTTGTTAATACAATCTTCATAGAAAAAATTGTGAAACATAATTTAGATTATGATCTTATTATAAAAGGCGGATTGCTTTTATTAGCAACCTGCATACCATTACACTATGATGATAAAGATAGACAAAAAAGAATGATAAAAAAAGTAAAGGATAGCTTATGATAACATATGGTTCGATAGTTCCTTTGATCGGAGGAGAGAGTTTAGGTATACAAGAATCTTTAAAAGGCCAACAACCAGAGTGGGTATTATCTTATAAAGATTTTGAAGCCAATGATTCTCACTACATAAATTATTTACAAAAGCATGGATGGAAAAATGATTATGTTTTTATAGATGAAAATAAATCATACAAACCAAAAAAAGTGGATGTAGTTAACACAGTTTGCCCTTGCGCAGGATTATCTACGTTAAGTACACATTCAAGTTCTGAAGCTGCAGCAAATGATTGGATGTATGAAACTGCTGAATATGTTTTAGATAAATTAAAACCTAAAGTATTCTGGGGAGAAAATGCTCCAGGCTTAGCACAAAAAGTAGGGATACCAGTTGTAGAAAAACTTAGAAAGATATCTGATAAACATGGTTATGCTATGTCAATATATAAAACTCAGTCATTAGTTCAAGGATATTCTCAAGTTAGAAATAGAACTTTTTATTTCTTTTGGAAAGGTAATAAGATTCCTTTATTTGATTACATACAAAGGCCTAATGTAAAGATAGAAGATCTTTTAGCTGATATACCTAATGATCCAAATGATAGTATGAATGTTCTTTTGAATAAAAATAAACCAAGTGATTATCCTTTATACAAATATATTTTAGAAGTAATGCATAATGGTATAAGCCATAAAGAATTTATAGAACAACTTGAACATACTACTAATGCCTTTGAATATATTGAAAAGCATGATTCTTATGATAAACTTTTACCATGGTTAAAAGAAAGAGATCATGAAAGATGTTATAATATGATTGATAGAATGAACACTAAAATCAAAAATGGCCAAAATATAATGAGAAGAACAACCACCTTTCCTAAAAATTATATTGGAGCTTTTGTCGGCCATCTCCCTAAACTACTAACTCACCCAACAGAAGATAGATACTTAACAATAAGAGAAGCTATGGAAATTATGTATTTGCCTAGAGACATGGATTTGTTAAACCCGTCTCAATATAATCATATATGCCAAAATGTTCCAGTAAAAACTGCTAAAGATATGGCCGATCAAGTAAATGCATTTGTTGAAGGCAGATTGGATAATCAATTAATAGAAACTAAATATCTTGTTCAAAATAATAAAAATAAATCTTACGATTATGAAAAAGATAGTTTACAATTAGATGAATTTATGGTATAATAGCATAAGGGAGAATTAAATATGGAAAGAAAAAGATTACGAAATAATATTTTAATTGGACTGATGCTAGGATTATCAGCAGTTCTAATAGATATTCATTTAATACCAGGAGGAATATATTAATGTCAATAATGGATAAATTAAAAAGCAATTCAAAAATAAAAGAGTCTCAGATATTATCTGAGTCAAAGTTTTTTACAGAGGCAGATATGGTATCAACAGATGTGCCAATGATTAATGTAGCTCTATCTGGTTCTATGGACGGAGGATTGGCTCCAGGATTAACGGTTTTAGCTGGGCCATCAAAACACTTTAAAACTTCTTTTGGATTAATAATGGCAAGTGCTTATTTGAAAAAATATAAAGATTCAGTATTATTATTTTATGATTCAGAGTTTGGTTCACCACAATCTTATTTTGAAAATTTTGATATTGATACTAATAGAGTATTACATGTACCAATAACTAATGTAGAAGAATTAAAATTTGATATAGTTGGTCAGATGGAACAATTAGATAGAAAAGATAAAGTTATAATTATGATTGACTCCATTGGAAATCTTGCATCAAAGAAAGAATTAGAAGATGCTATCAATGAAAAGTCAGTGGCTGATATGTCAAGAGCTAAAGCACTAAAAGGTTTATTTAGAATGTGTACACCATATTTAAATATGAAAGATATTCCTTTAGTTGCAGTTAATCATACATACCAAGAAATTGGATTATTTCCAAAAGCAGTTGTTTCAGGTGGTACAGGTATATATTACTCAGCTGATAATATTTGGATATTAGGACGTCAGCAAGATAAAAAAGGCACTGACATACAAGGTTACCATTTTGTAATTAATGTTGAAAAATCCAGATATGTTAAAGAAAAATCTAAGATACCAATTACAGTATCTTGGGAAGGTGGTGTACAGAAATATTCTGGTTTATTGGATGTAGCTTTAGAAACAGGACATGTAGTTAAACCTTCNGCNGGTTGGTACCAAAGAAATGGCGATGATAAAAAAGTTAGACATGATGAAACTTTACAAAAAGAATTTTGGGATCCTATATTTGAAGGAACTGAGTTTAGGAATGTAATTCAACATAGATATAAAATATGAATGATTTAAAATTTACTACAGCCGGAGAATACATGTCATCACCAAAAGTATATGAAGAAAATATAGATTATGAACTTACTCCAGCTTCAGATAATGAATATGGATGGAATGTTCGTATTTTAGTTGGCCCTTTTGTGGAAACAGTTATAAGATTTGGAAATCTTGCAGCTAATGAAAAAGAAGGCCATCTTAGTTTTAACTTTAAAGTCATACAATCNCCTGATCCTGATTTAACAGAAAATGATGAATCTCTTCAAGAAGAAGCTGGTAAAATTTTAAACTCTATCATTGAAAGAGGGTTAAAAGATGGCAGTGTTTTAACAACAGAAAGAAAAAAGAATTGAACGCAAACTTAGAACAAACTATATTAAGAAATATATTAACTAATGAAAAATTTATGAGAAAGGTTTTACCCTTTGTAAAGCCTGATTACTTTGAAGGAGTGTATAGAGTTCTATTTAAAGAAGCTGGAAAATTTGTAGGTAAATATAATAAACTTCCAACAGCTGAATCATTTAAAATTGAAATTGACCATTCTGAAAATTTTAGTAAAGAACATTATAAACACGCTATTGAAATAATTCCAAATCTTTTTAGTAAACAAAAAGTAGATAATAATTGGCTATTGGATTCCACTGAAAAGTGGTGCCAAGACAGAGCTGTGTATAATGCAATAATGGAATCAATAAGAATCATTGACGGTAAACATGAAACTTTAACTAAAGGNTCATTACCTAATATATTGCAAACTGCTTTAGGAGTTTGTTTTGATACTAATGTTGGTCATAGTTATACAGAAAACATCGATGAAAGATATGATTTCTATCATAAAGATGAAAGTAAAATTCCATTTGATTTAGATTATTTTAATCAAATAACTAAAGGTGGCTTACCCAACAAAACATTAAATATATGTTTAGCTGGTACAGGAGTTGGTAAGTCACTCTTTATGTGTCATGTAGCAGGTTCAGCTTTAGTCCAAGGATATAATGTTTTATATGTAACTTTAGAAATGGCTGAAGAAAGAATAGCAGAACGTATTGATGCTAACTTATTAAATTTACCAATTGATCAAATACATAATCTTTCTAAAGATATGTTTACAACTAAAGTGGCTAATCTTGCTAGGCAAACGACTGGTAAACTAATAATTAAAGAATATCCAACAGGTCAAGCAAACACTTCACATATGCGATCATTAATTAATGAATTAAAATTAAAAAAGAATTTTAGACCAGATATTGTATTTGTTGATTATTTAAATATTATGTCATCATCGAGAGTTAAGTCTATGGGTGGTGCGATCAACTCATATACATATATTAAAACAATAGCTGAAGAGCTAAGAGGATTAGCTGTAGAATTTGATGTTCCAATATTTTCTGCAACTCAAACTACAAGATCAGGGTTTTCAAATTCTGATGTTGGTTTAGAAGATACTTCAGAAAGTTTTGGTTTACCNGCCACAGCTGATTTAATGTTTGCCATAATTACTACTGAAGAATTAGAAGGTATGAATCAACTTCTAGTTAAACAATTAAAAAACAGATATAATGATCCTACTAAAAACAAAAGATTTGTTATCGGTGTTGACAGATCAAAAATGAGATTGTATGATGTAGATGATAGTGAACAACAAAATCTAGTTGATGATACACCGGTATTTGATAAGACTAAAGCCGGTGAAAAGTTTAAAGATTTTAAATTATAATGGACACATATCAAAAAGTTCCGCAAAAGCCATTCTTTGAGAAATACCATTTAGATTGTATTAATAATCCAAAGTGGGTAAAAAGAATTATGAAAGAACAAGGTTTAACATTTAATTATCCAAAACAATTAGAAAAAAATTTATTATTACAGGCATACGCCGATTGGAGAAAAAAATATGGGTAAAAGAAGATCTAGCAGAGATAGTTACAAATCAAAAGGTGAACGAAGAAACGTTTCTAAAAAATGGACTAAGCTAATGAAGAGAGAGCGATCTTATGAAGATAGATTATTAGCTCAATTTGAAGCTTACTTAAAATTAAAAAATGTAGTACTTACTGTTCCAAATCCTAGTAAGAATGCAACAAATAAGCCATTTATAAAAGTTCCAGCATCTGATTATTGGAGATTGTCTAAAAATGACAAAAGTAAAACTAGTTAATTACTTTTATAAATAATAAAAATCTTACTTAAATGAAAAAAACTATTTACATTACTATTAAACTGTGATAGATTATAATAAAGGAGTAGTTATTATGAGATCTATTATATTATCAGTTTTTATTATTTTATCAACATTGACATCAGCACAATCTGAATTTTATGATAACAAGCAATTGTTATGTATAGCTCAGAACATATACTGGGAAGCAAGAAATCAACCATTTCGTGGAATGGTAGCAGTAGGCCAAGTCACAATGAATAGAGTTAAGGATAAGAGATTTCCTGATACTCCTTGTGAAGTAGTAGAACAAGGTCCTACTAAGCCGTCTTGGAAAGATCCTTCAGTATATTATCCAGTCAGGCACAGATGTCAGTTNAGTTGGTACTGTGACGGCAAATCAGATGAAATTCCAAAGATTGATGCAGACCTTTGGAATTATGTTTTAGCTATGTCTACTAAAATAGCNTCTGGTTATTGGGCAGATATAACACACGGTGCTACACATTATCATGCAGATTATGTTACACCAGGCTGGGCAAAAAGTAAACATAAAACTGCAAAAATTGGAGATCATATTTTTTATATTTGGAAAACGCGATGAGGTTATTTAATATGTTAGTGAAACAAGATGTCGACAGAATTAAAGAAGATCAGAAAGTAGTAGATCTTCCTAAGATNGATTATAAATTTAGTGAAGATAAAAATATACATCTAATAAAAGATCATGTAGATGAAACTTATAAATCACATTATTCAGAAAATAAATTTCAAGCTACAGAATTTATTTTAGACAGTGGCCATGGCACAGGATTTTGCATAGGAAATATTTTAAAGTATGCACAACGCTATGGTAAAAAAGGTAGCAGAGAAGATCACAGAAATGATCTTATGAAAATAATTCATTATGCAATAATTCAATTGCATGTACATGACAATTATAAATAATACTGTAACATAATTGTTACTTATATTATAGGAGAAAAATTATGGATTTTACTACAGCTTGGAATGAGCTTACTTATATTGATGGCATACTATTTACTGTATGGCTAGGAATTCTATATTATGGTAAATGTAGAATAGATCATCACTTTAGGTGGAAAGATTAAGGTGGGAAACCAGCCTGGTCGTGCACGACGTATCGTAGCTTTTTAATCTTAGTCCATAGCTACCGAAATGGTTTCATTTCAAAGGAGAAGAAATGAACCTAGAAGATCGAGTTGCAATGTTAAAAATGAGAATAGATAAATTTAAAAAAGACTATTCACATATATTTAAACCATCAACTTACGAAAAACGAATTTGGAGTTACGAGGATAATTGTTTTTATGCGCCGAAAGAATAACATAACAAGTCAGTACATAGATACTAGAATACTACAACTTAAAGAAGATCATGACAAGGCTAAAGATCCTCATGATCAAAAGTGGTACAACCGATTAATNCAAGAATTAGAATGGGCTAGGCANGCTGTATCAGGTAAATTTGAAAAAGATTGCGCTTTGGAGATTTGGAAATGATTGCAATAGTTATGATGGCAGGTTTATTCACCTGGGAAAATATAGAATTTTTTAATACTTCTAGANAACAGATGAGTGAAGGATATAAATGGGAATACGTTGGAAAATCAAATACAGTTGGTGTTCCTGACTTACCTTTAATCAATCCTAGAACAGATGAGGAGACAATTTACTTTAAATTGAAATAAACATTATGAAATTTTTTATATTAGCTCTAATGAGCGTGATGTATACGGATCCTTCCACCAAATTAGATTACGAACAATATTTCGTATTTCATACCCCGCACTTTTATTCTATAGATGACTGTAAAGAATTTGCCAGAGAAAATACAGAGCTTCTCTATGTAAAGATCTTTGAAGAATATGGATTATCTAATTCTCCTAAAATGATATCTTGCGTCAATGAAGATGTTATAAAAACAATATTAAATGAACAAAGAGAAAGATTGAGTACATGAGAAATTTTGAATTTTACATAGGATCAATAGTATTATTGACTATTATATTAACAGTATTGATAGTTGGAAAATCTTTCGGTGAAGATAGTCCAACATATGAAACAATGAACCCTAAGTCTTTGGCTTATATAAACAAAGAATTAGTTTGTGAAGAACTGGAAAGCGCAATGAACTTTTCACATGATGTACTAGGACAGAAACCATTATTTAAATGGGAAGATGTTACTAATGATGTTACGTTTATGATGATGTTCAATACCAAATCTGGTGAATTTACCGTCTTTTCGAAACCTTCTAATATAGATACGAATATAATATGCTGGGAGTCACAGGGTGACAATATGCATGTTTATATAGATGTATTTAAAGACTTCGTTGGAAAATATCAGAGTTATATCTTCGGAACCGGCACTTAATTAAACTGTAACAAATTTGTTACAGTATATTTTTATAATTCACTTTTTTTCTTTTAAAGTGAATTTTTTTATTTACACTACCAGAAAACTGTGATATAATGATATTATATAGTAATTAATTAAGGAGTAGAAAATGATTTCAAACGAATGGTTCGAAGAGCAGGATGCTAGAGAAGATATTAAGTGGTCTGCAGAATATGACAGACGAGTCGAAGAATTCATTAAGAACGAAGGTTCTAATGTAGCAGATGCTCAATATTTTGTAATGGAAGAAATGTTAGAGGAAAGGAGATTATCATAATGAAATTTCAAAGATATACTACTAAAGCTTATTACGTATATTATACTCCACAATTAGGTAGACGTAAGGAAGGCTGGGTCGGTGGTCTAGGTACAACCGAAGAAGAATCAGTAAAAGATGCCATTAAAGACTGCAAAAAATATAAGATACCAGTCGAAAGAATTGTAAGATTTGAAACTAAAGAATTTAATTTAGATTTAAAGGACATTGCATAAAATGAAAGATGGAAAGGTAGTACAATTTATAGGATTCAGAGGAGAAGAATATAACTCCGCTGTAAAGATCTGGGGTGAACCAGACTTTATACATCCTGTGAATGACTATCGAGCCAATGTAGAAATAGATTGGGAAAACGATATTATAATATTTGCAGGTAAGGAACGTCCTGGCGTGAAAAGATTTTATAGAAGGGAATATGCAGATATGAATTTGAAAGGTACGAAATGGTTAGATTATTAGATTCTGATATTGATAAATTCTTAAACAATAATGAATTTGGAATCACTGAAAAAGATTTAAAATCTGATAGATTAGAGGTATTAGAAATAATAGTATTTTTTAAGATCTCTGATTTAATGGATATTGTAAAAAGTAGATCTAAAGACTTTATGTCTAGTCAAACATATTTAGGTTTATCAAATCAATTAAGTAATACCAAAGCTAATTTAAAATATCATTTGGAATATTTAAAAGGGAGGTATTAAATGGTTGAAATAAATCAAGAAATCAAAAATAGAATTAAATTATCTATTGCAGCATATGCTTATGAATATAAAAGTGATCCAATTATGTCTGATGATGAATTCGATCAATTGGCTCTAAAGATTAACCCAGAAGAAAAAACTGGGAATATTAAATTAGATAATTTCTTTAGAAAATGTTTTGCAACTGATACAGGTTTATGGGTCCGTAAACATCCTGAGTTAAATAAACTAGAATGGATATATAATGAATATTTTAAAAAAAATAAAACTGTTACATAAATGTAACAGTCCAAAACTTTTTTCTTTTAAAATGAATTTTTTAGTTTACATTATCAAAAAAATGTGGTACAATATTAATATAAATGACAACAAATTAAGGAGTAGAAAATATGTCAGGAATTAAAAGATTTTTTGAAAATGTAGAAGAATTTGTTAACAATCATGAGTTAACATTTCCTTCAATGTCTCAAGAAGAAGTAGATACTATTCTTAATGATGTAGAAGAATCATTCGGATCTATGGGCAGAGACTTTGCTCATGATTATATTATACAACAACAAATTTCTTACTAATTGAAAGGAGAATATATTATGGCACATGAATTAGAAATTGTTGATGGTCAAGCTCAAATGGCTTATGCTGGGGAAGTTCCATGGCATGGGTTAGGAGTTCCAGTATCAAACGATCTATCACCATTACAAATGATGGATAAAGCTGGATTAAATTGGAAGGTTGAAACTAAGCCTCTTTACTATAAAGGCACATTTGCATCTGACGTTAACGTACCTTTTAAAAAGGCTTTAGTCAGAGAATCTGACGGCAAATTATTAGATGTTATTGGTTCTGATTGGGAACCAGTACAAAACGAAGATGCTTTTAACTTTTTCTCTGAGTATGTATTGGCTGGAGATATGGAAATGAATACTGCCGGTTCTATCAGAGAAGGTAGAAATATTTTTGCTTTAGCTAAAGTTAAAGAATCTTTTGAATTATTTGGTGGTGACCAAGTTGATTCATACCTACTTTTCTCAAATCCTCATCAATATGGTAAATCAATCGATATTAAATTTACTCCTATCAGAGTGGTTTGTAATAATACTTTATCAGTTGCTTTAGATAGTAAATCTGGTGTTAAGCTATCTCATAGAGTTAAGTTTGATGCCGACACTGTTAAAGAAACTCTTGGTATAGCTTCTGCTAAATTAGCTAAGTACAAGGAAGCTGCTGAATATCTTGGTTCTAAAAGATACACAGTTGATTCATTAATTGATTATTACAATAATGTATTTCCTAGAACATCATCTAAAAAAGTAGATGATGGTAAGATTACTGATAAAGTTCTTCAGTTATCTAAAAATGCTAAAGATGCTTATGATGCTATTGAACTTCAGCCTGGATCAAATTATGCCAAAGGAACTTGGTGGCAGGCTTACAATTCAGTAACTTACATTACTGATCATGTACAAGGTAGGAACGCAGACAATCGTTTATACTCTTCATGGTTTGGTGGAAATCAAGTTCGTAAAAAGAATGCTCTTGAAAAGGCTTTACAATTTGCGGAGGCTGCTTAATGTTATTAAAACCAAATAGAACTAGTGCTTATATCTCTACTATCTTCATGGATAGTAGGGAGGATCTTGAGCATTTAAAAGCCATAAGAAATATGGTTAAAAATCTAAATCGAGATCTTAAAAGGCAAAAAGCTAGAGATAGATATGATAAAAAAGGACCATTACAATTTTATGTTAAGCTACAAGGTAGATTAGGTAGAAATAAGAAAGGTCCAATTGCTGATATGTACAGAAAGTTATGGAGACAAGGAGGGCCAGTTTGCGTATCAGTTGATGATGCTGAATACTGCGATGTCTTTCTTTACCGAAGATACAGATACAGATAATGTACAAGGGAGCTTCGGTTCCCTTTTATTTTTTTATAAATAGAGTATATGAATAGAAAAATTAGGGTGTAAAAATGTTTTCATTTAAAAAATTTATAGCAGAAAAGGCCAAAGGGAAAGATGCAGTTCCAAGTGTAAAAGGCCATCAGCCAAAGGGTTATTTTAAAGGATTGGATAAAGATAGTAAAGTTGCTCGAGCTAAAGCAATTAACCGTCAAAAGGATATGTCAGATGATGATCCTAATGCTTATAAGAAACTACCTGGAGATGATAAAGCTAAAACTAAACTTAGTAAACATACCAAGAAAGTTATGAAAATGTATCCATCCTTGTATAAAGATAAAAATGAATCTGTATTATATGAAGACCCTAGTTCATCATTAAAAGCTAAATCAGAAAAAAGTGGAATTCCTGTTGGTATATTAAGACAAGTATATAACAGAGGAATGGCTGCTTGGAAAACAGGTCATAGGCCAGGAGCTGGCCAACAACAATGGGCTCATGCTAGAGTTAACAGTTTTATAAGTAAAGGTTCTGGTACTTGGGGAAAGGCTGATAAAGATTTAGCCGCAAAAGCAAGAGCATCAAAGAAATCTAAAAAAGAAAATTACAAATATGATTATGGTTCTCCAGAATCAATTAAATTAATGAAAAAAATTACACCAGGCCAAAGTAATAGTGACATGTCAATCAAAGAAGTATTAGATACTCCAGCCAAAAGAAATGCTTATAAGAAGGCCAACCAACAAAGTCATTATACAGCTGCTCAAAGAATGGCTAAAAATTACCCAGGAACTAGTCAAGAGTATAAAAATAAAAAATTTAGAGATAATGAATTAAAAAGAATGAAAAGAATTAAAGGATTTCAGGCTGTGACTAAGAAATCAGGTACTACTGGATATGAAAAAGAACAAACTAATGAAGGATCTGGCAAAAAACCCGAATCATTTGAAGCTCAATATAAAAGAAGATTGGTAAAAACTACAAAGCCAGAACATAAAGAAAAAGGTATGAACTGGAGAATTAAAGGTAAGGATAGACCTGAAATTTCTATAAAATTATATAAGAATAAACCAGGTCAAGCAGAGTTTAACAAACAACTAAGAAGAGTGGCGGGACACGAATTCGGCGGCTAATAATATGTTTAAGTTTAAAGCATTTATCAATCTATTTGAACAAGTAAAGTTTAAATCTCTATCTCACAGTGAGTGGTGGAAATATGGAGATGATAGGCTTAATAAGCTTATTGACATTATAAGAAAAGGTGAACCTGTATCTTCTAAAGATGGTGAAGATTTAATTATATCAAATTCAGATGAAAATATAAAATCTATCAAAGATTATATCAAAGCAGGTCCAGACGGTCCATCAAAAACATTTAAACTCCAAACAGCTAAAGGTGAAATACTTTCTAATGTTATTGGGAAGACTCACGCATTTGGCGGAAAAGGGCAAGGCGGTGGAGCAACTGGAGATACAAGAAAAGGCGAATCTCTACAGTGTTTATATCTTGAAGCTATATTAGGAGAAGGAATAAACCAACCATTTGAACATTACACCCCAAAAACTTTAGAAAAATATGCTGATAAAATATTTGTTGATGCTACTATACAAGAAATGTTAACAGCTGAAGATCAGTGGCATTTTTCTGGATATACTTCAGGTAAGCATCTAATTAAAAAAGGATATGTAAAGAAAGGCCATGCATTTCATAGAGGTTCTTCTGTTATGAAAAAGATTTATGAAATGAAAAAGACAGCTTTTAAGAATGAAGGTAAACCAATACTTAATGATGATAAATGGAATCCTGGTGATATATGGGCTGTAAAAAGAGGTCTAGATGTTTCACGAGCTTTAGATCCATCTACAGTTACAACATTAAATCAATCACTAATTAAAAATTTTGATTCCAGAGATATTGTAGGAATATCATTAAAAATAGTTAGTAACTTTAAAAAACAAGCAAAGGATACTGTTTATAATAGAGAAAAAGTTGAAGAAGAAAAAATAAAATTTACAGATTATAAATTAAAGAAAGATCGAGCTCAAGCAACATTTTGGTCAGGTAAAGGTGGAGTAGTTGTATTTAATGGGAATGTTAAAGCTGATGTAAGAGCTTCAACCAATTTTGCAGCTCCTAATTTTGAAATACTTGGTAAAGGTGCTAGAGGCGGAAGGGCTGGTTATGGAGCTATTTTATATGGAGCACAAAAGTTTTTAAGAACTAAGTTGCCTACTAATGCAGAATATAAAAATGAAGCAAATCAAATAGTAAGAGAAGTTAAAGGAAAAAAATCTAAAACCTTGCAAAATAAATTTTATAATATGGTGAAGTCAACCGATTCAAGAATTTCTAGACAAGAATTTGATGAAGGTATAGTTAGAGCCACTCCTGATAGAATGCATATTAATTTGGCTGCAACATATATAGGTAACGCTATATCTAAATCAAGTAAAAATCAGCGAGACCAGTTTATGACATATATGATTAATTTAGCTGGTGCTAAAGGATCAGATTCATCTGTATATGTAAAGGTAGAAGAATCATGAGATTTAAAGAATTCATAAAAGAAAATAAGAAGAGTCATTTCGTATACCAGAAAAATGTACCTGACTATCAGACAATAGTTCATAGAGGTACAGAAGCTTCTTCAAAAAAATATATAAAAGATAAAGCTAAGTTCTTTCTCCATAAAGGTAAAGATTTTGTTATTTACAAAAAACCTAAAGGTAGAGGAATTAGACCAAGTGATGCTTTAGATTTTAAATATGTACATAAAGAAAATGTTAATGAAGCAGATCCTAAAGTAGGAACAGGTAAAAAGCCAAAGGGATCAGACCGCAGATTATATACAGATGAAAATCCAAAAGACACTGTAAGTATTAAATTCGCTACACCAGCTGATGCAAAAGCAACTGTAGCTAAAGTAAAAAATATTAAAAAGCCTTATGCAAGAAAAATACAAATACTAACGGTTGGAGAACAGCGTGCTAAAGTTATGGGTAAGATGGAAGTAGTAGGCATATTTAAAAAGGCTAAACAAGTTTTGAAAAAACAACACGAAGCAAAAAAAGAAAAATGAGATTCGCAGAATTTATTACAGAACAGAAGAATACACACATGACTCATATAGAGGATAAAGTTCTATATGGTGGAGTTGACGGCACACGTCAAGCAATTCTTGCATTAAGATCATTAAGAGATATGTTAGGTGGAGTTAAAGAAGGCTCTGCCAGTGTTAAGTGGGACGGTGCACCCGCCATCTTTGCAGGAACAGATCCAAGAGACGGAAAGTTTTTTGTAGCTAAAAAAGGTATCTTTAATAAGTCACCTAAAGTATACAAAACAGATGCAGAAGTTGAAGCTGATACATCTGGAGATCTTTCTGATAAATTAAAACTAGCACTAAAGTATTTACCATCATTAGGAATTAAAGGAGTTATACAAGGAGATTTTTTATACGGACCAGGCGAATTGAAAAGAGAAAAGATTAAAGGTACAAATTATATTACCTTTCATCCAAATACAATAGTTTATGCTGTACCAACTGATTCACCTAAAGCAAAAGAATTACTCAAATCAAAAATAGGCATAGTCTGGCATACTACATATACTGGAAAATCTTTTGAAACTATGAAAGCTTCTTATGGAGTTGATGTATCTAAATTGAATAAAACTGCTAACGTTTGGTCTCAAGACGCAATGTTAAGAGACTTAACTAACTATACTATGTCTAAAAAGGAGACAGAAATAGTAAATGACTATCTTTCAGAAGCAGGAAAACTATTCAATCAAATTTCGGGAAATGTTCTTAGAGACCTTGAAAAAAACCAAAGCCTTGCTCAAACCATTGAAACATTTAACAACAGTTTTGTCAGACGTGGAATGGTCATCGCAAACACCCAAAAACACGTCAACGCGCTCATACGATACATTAAGAACAAATATCAAAAAGAGATTGATAGTAGAAAAACAGAAAAAGGTAAACAAGTACAAAAAGGTAAATTAAATGAAGTTTTAAAATTCTTTTCAGAAAAAAATAAAGTTAATCTGAAAAAGATATTTGACTTACAAAAATTAATTGTACTTGCAAAATTAAAAATTATAAATATATTAAATAAGTTTATTAAATTAGATACATTTGTACAAACAAGCAATGGATTTAAAACAACAGGCCAAGAAGGTTTTGTTGCTATTGATAAGCTTGGTGGTGATGCGGTAAAGATTGTTGATAGATTAGAATTTTCATACAACAACTTTAACCCAAGTATATTAAAAGGATGGAATAAACCAACAAGGACATAAGATGTTAAAATTTAAAGATTTTATTGAAGACGAATTAAATGAGATTAGCTTAACTCAAAGAATAGCTAAATCTATGAGTATGCGAAAATTAAAAAGTCGTTTAAAGGCAGGAGCTAGACGTTTTAAAGGTCGTTTACCAGATAGAAAGAGAGCTTTAAAAAGAGCCAATAGAACTGCTCGAGCCACAGCATTTAAGATATTGTCTAGAGGAAAAGATAAAGGTTCAATGAGTGCTGCACAGAAAAGTAGCATAGAAAAAAAATTAAATAAACCAGCTTTTCAAAGTAGATTAAAAAGAGTAGCTAAAAGGTTATTACCACAAAAAAGAATGGGTAATTAACAGGAATACATTATGATATCGTCATTTAAACAATATTTAGTTGAAGAAACTAAAACTATCTATTTCACCTGGGGTAGGATGAATCCACCTACAATAGGTCACGGTAAACTATTAGATAAATTATCTCAAAAAGCAGGTTCTAATCCGTATAGAATCTATGTCACACAATCAAATGATCAGAAAAGTAATCCATTAACATATATGGAAAAAATTAAAACCTTGAGAAAAATGTTTCCAAGGCATGCAAGATCAATCATTTCAAATAAAAAATTAAAAACTATATTTCAAGCAGTAACCAGTTTATATGATGAAGGATTTAAAAGTGTAGTGATGTTGGCTGGTTCAGATAGAGTTATAGAATTTGATACACTATTAAAAAAATATAATGGTAAAAAATCTACACATGGATTCTATAATTTTCAAAACATTAGAGTTATATCAGCAGGTCAGAGAGATCCTGATTCAGAAGGTGTTGAAGGTATGTCAGCATCTAAGATGAGAGGATTTGCAAAAGACAATGACTTTACATCCTTTTCACAGGGATTACCTAAAGGAGTATCAAATCCAGATGCTAAGTCTTTATATAATTTATTAAGAAAAAGAATGGGTTTGAAAGAAGAAAAGTTTTTTAAGAAGCACTTGCGATTAGAAGAAGTTTCAGAAGATAGAGAAAATTATATCAGAGGAAATCTTTTCTCTGAAGGAGATGAAATAGTTATTAGAGATACCGATGAAGTTGCAACAATAAAAGTATGTGGATCTAATTATGTCATTGTTGAAACAAGCGATGGCACTAAACTAAGAAAATGGATTACTGATGTTGTTAAAGTTGATGAAGATCCTGATTACCATGATGGAACTTATAATTATAAACCAGGTAGAACTACCACAACGCAAAGAAAAATTTTAACAAAAACTAGCGTAAAGAAAAAAGATAATAGAAATAGATCTATGATCAAAAAACCAATGACAACATTAATGCCAAAAAGGGCTTAGGAGTAAGTAAATGTTAACACTAGAACAATTTAGAAATAAGAAAATGGATGAAGCTATGACTTCAGCTGATCATAGAACTGCTAGGACTAAAGCTGGATTACCTGCTAGACCTACTGCATATTCGAATAAAGAAGTTGAGAAAATGGCCAAAGACCGTAAATATAAAGGAAATACTAGCGGACTAGAAAGAGCATTGCGAAAGTATGCTGGTAGAAGATTTGATAACAATGCATTTATTCAAAAAGTTATCAAAAAGCATGCTGAAACAAATGAAGCTGTAACATCAGCTGATAGAACACCACAAAACGTAACTGGATCAGATGGTAAAGTAAGAACAAGAATGGTTCCTACCACTAAGAAGTCTGATACTAGTGAAGTGTATGCTAGACCAAAAGGTAAAGTAACAGTTTTGAAGAAAGGTGTTCCGGCTTCTGATTCTAGAGCAGCCGAACTTTTAACAAAAGGATACCCGTACGGTTCAAGTTCAAAAAAAGCTAAACAAAATGAAGCAGCCAATCCACATGATGATGAAGGCGCAAATCATATCATTATGCAATTAAGAAAGTCTGTTTCTCTACGTGGTATGAGACCAGTTGAATTTAAAGATGGTAAAAAAGTTAAAGTTTCAATGGCAGATGCACAGAAATTTTTAACTAAGTATAATAAATCCAAGCCTATGGATAAAGAAAAAATGCAAGCTATGGCTATGAAGAGCCACGATGGATTTAAAAAAGCTTTAAGTGAATCAGTACAAGAAGATATGTCAGACTTCGAACGAAGAATGCGAATGATGAGACAAGCAGGCTCTAGTCAAAAAATCAATCAAAAGAAAAGAGACGATAAAGAAAAAAAGAGCATGGCAGCTAAAGCTGCTGTTGATATGAGAGCAAGAAGAAATGAAGTTAAAGAAGATCGTATGGCTGGTAAATATAAAAAAGGACAAACGATTATAAGAGGGCAATGGCCTAACCCTGATAAATGGGCTGAAGAATATATTATGCCAAACGCAGATAAAAAAGGCGTAAGAATATACTCAAATGGGCCAGCTTTTGTAATAGAAAAACTTTAAGGAGATTTTATGTTAGATAAAATTAAAAAGTTAGAAAATATAGAAGGATTAGGATTAATAATCTTTTGTGGTATCGTAATAATG